ATATCGGAGGTGTAACTGTCCTTGATTACATGGATTTGTACAAAAAATTCACCTACAAGGCACAAGAATCATACAGACTGGACTACATTGGTGAGGTAGAACTAGGTAAGAAAAAACTTGACCACTCAGAACATGATACGTTCAAGGAATTTTATACAAAAGCATGGAATAAGTTTGTAGATTACAACATCCAAGACGTTAGACTCGTTGACGGACTGGAAGAGAAGATGAAACTGATAGAACTTGCCATCACCATGGCATTTGACGCAAAG